ACAACCAGTTCCTCAACGGCGGCGCGCCGGTGACCGGGGTCAAGCCGGGGGGCATCTTCAACGGCATCCCGGGTCCGAACGTGCGCAACAGCACCGGCAGCACGGTCGATCAGATCACCGCCGACGTGAACTACGTCCTGACGCTGCAAGCGGGCAACAACCTGCCGCTGAACTCGCCGCACTGGCTGATGTCGACGCGCACCTTCGGCTACCTGTCGACGTTGCGCACCGCGCTCGGGACGCTCGCCTTCCCGACGCTGGCGATGTCGACGCCGACGTTCTTCGGCATCCCGGTGGTCACCTCGACGCAGATTCCCACCAACGGCGGCGTCGGCACCAACGAGTCCTACATCGGCCTCGTCAACGCCAACGAAATTTTCTGGTCGCAAGACCCGAACGTGACGGTGGACATGAGCCGCGAGGCTTCGCTGCAAATGGACTCCGCGCCGGCCACCCCGCCGACGCCGGTCCAGTCGCTCTGGCAGCAAAATCTCGTCGGCATCAAGGCCGAGCAGTTCGTCTACTGGTCGCAACGCCGGCTCGTGGCGTTCAGCAAGATCGACAAGGTGACCTACTAGCCTCGGTTCTCCTGTCGCGCCCGCAGCGCACTGCTGCGGGCGCACTCTTTCCGAGGTGAAACATGCGCAACGTCAAGATGGGGACGCCGTTCCCGTACAAGGGTCGGCTGCTGCTCCCCGGCGAGACCCACCCGCTGCCCGACGACATTGCCGCGGCGATGGAGCAGCAGAACTTCGGCCGCATTGTCGAGGAGCCGGCCGAGCCACGCTCGCGTGAGGCCCGCTACAACCGCCGCGACATGCGAGCGCGCGAATGAGCTTTCTGTCGCGGCTGATCGCTGCGACACAGGCGCTCGTCCGCGCCCCGGTAGGATCGACCGATGGACGCGCTCTGACCGGCGTGCATTGGCCTTCGGGCAACGGCGACAAGGGACCGCCCGGGTCGTGGCAGATGAATCTCGGCTCGTTCAGCGACCTCACCGCGCTGACGTTCTCGGCCGTCTACGCCTGCATCAACATCATCTCGTCGGACATCGCCAAGCTCGGCTGGACGCTGACCCGGCAGAAGGAGGACGGCGGCGACGAGCCGGCGACGAACTCGCCCTACTACGCAGTGCTCAAAAAGCCCAACGCGTACCAGACCGAGGTCGATTTCATCCAGCAACTCGTCGCCTGCACGCTGTTCACCGGCAACGCCATCACCCTCAAGTTCGTCGACCAACGCGGCATCACCCGGGAGATGCACAACATCGACCCGCGCCGGGTGAAGCCGCTCATCACCGACGACGGCGACGTGTTCTACTCGATCATGCGCTCGCGCCTCGCCGGCGGGCGCGACGACACCATCACCGTGCCGGCCGAGTTCATCATCCACCACCGGCTGATGTGCCTCGACAACCCGCTGTGGGCGCTCTCGCCGCTCACCGCGGCCGGGGTGTCGATGCTCACCGGCTTGGCGATCCAAGGCAATCAGCGCGCGTTCTTCGAGAACATGAGCCGTGCTGGCGGCGTGCTCACCGCGCCGGGGAAGATCGACAAGGAGGTGGCGAAGCGGCTCAAGGCCGACTGGGAGGAGAACTTCTCGCGCGGCCAACTCGGGCGCACCGCCGTTCTCGGCGAGGGGCTGAAGTGGGAGCCGATGACGATCAACGCGGTCGACGCGCAACTCATCGAGCAACTGCGGTGGACCGTGGACGACGTGGCGCGGGTGTACCGGGTGCCGTCGTTCCTGCTCGGCGACCTCACCAAAGCGACTTACAAAAACTCCGAACAGATGCAGCGCGTCTACTATTCCGGGTGCCTGCAATACCACATCGAATCGCTCGAAGACCGCTTCGACCTCGGCCTCAACCTGCCGAACGACATCGAGTTGGAGTTTGAAGTCGAGAACATGCTCCGCACCGAAATCGACGTGCGCTTCAACGCCTACCAGTCGGCGCTCGCCGGCGGCTGGATCACCATCAACGAGGTCCGCAAGGGCGAGCGCAAATCGCCGGTCAAGGGCGGCGACGAGCTGTTCGTGCAGATGCAGTACATCCCGCTCTCGCAGGCGATCAAGCCGAAGCCCGATCCGGTCGCGCCGGCCCCTGCGCCCGCGCCGGCCCCTGCGCCGGCCCCCGAGGAGCCGGCTGGTGACGAAACGCCGCCGAAGGCACTGGTTCCGGTGCGCAGCGTCGTCCGCATGTTCTTGCAGGGCACCGACCTGTTCACCGAATTCTCGGACGGCAAGATCGAGCCGGTCGTCGTGGACGGACTGCAATGAACCTCACCACCTTCACCCAAACCAAGCCCGCGGTCATCGCCGCGCTGCTGCCGCTGGTCAAGGCTCACCTGCGGGTCGAGACCGCCGACGAGGACGCGCTGATCGGCCAGTACATCGCCGGGGCCATCGGCATCGCCGAGAACTACCTCGACCGCGACGTGTGGCCCACGGCAAGGGCCTATTCCGGGCCGCTGGACGCTTCTACGGGAGTCCGGAGTACCACCCTACTGTCGGCGGTCCCCGCGGGCTTCCAGTTCGATTTTCGCCGGGGCCGCGCGAGCGCGGTGGAATTCAAGTCGGGAGGGACGACAGTCACCCCGGACGAACTCATCGCCTCGGCCGATCCGAAAACGTGGGGCTTCATCGCCTACTTCGCCAGCGACCCCGGCGTGCTCGCCCTCACGCTCACCAGCGGCTTCGCCGATTTGGCGGCGATGCCCGAGGACCTGACCCAGTTCATCCTCGCCGCCTGCGGAATGCTCTACGAGGTCCGGGAGATGGGAAACTACGGCGCGGCCTACCCGGTGGACTGGTATCCCACGCACCTGCTCGGCGCGTGGGCCAACCCGACCATCGCATGAGCACGGCACGCAAGAAACAACGGCGACGGCAACGCGCACGAGACCGGAAAAAAGGAACACCGAATGAAGGCGGGCAAGCTCCGACACCGAATCGTCTTCTCCCGGAGGGTCCCGGGTCAGGACGACGTGGGTCAGCCTGACACCGCGTTCGCGCCCCTGTTCACCGCATGGGGCAGCGCCGACCCGCTCACCGGCCGGGAGTTCTTCGCCGCGGCCACCAACGTCGATCAGGTCGACACGCAGATTCAGATTCGTGTGGACTCGCGCACGCTCCCGCTCAAAGCCACCGACCGCGCGACCGTCGCCGGCGGGCAGGGCGGCGTCTTCGACATCGTGGCGGTGCTGATGCCCGAGCAAGCCGGCCGCTCGCTGCGCATCATGGCGAAACGGACGACCTGATGGCGAACACAATCGACATGGAGTGGAAGGGTTTGGCCGAGATGGTCGGCCGTTTCCGCGAGCTTCAGTTCGCGGTGAAGGACCGCATCGCCTACGCCGGCGCGGGAGCGGGTGCTCGGGTGCTCAAGGACGCCGCGGTGACGCAGGCGGTGAGCAACGGTCTCGTCGACACCGGCGCGCTGGTCGGCGGCATCGCCTTCGCCAAGATCAAGACGAGCGGCAACGGCCAATACACCTACGTCGTCGGCGTGCGCCACGGCAAGAAGCGCAGCAAGCAGCAGAAGGCCGACGAGGACGATCCGTGGTATTGGTGGTTCCACGAATTCGGCACGGTGAAGATGCCGGCGCGCCCGTTCATCACGCCCGCTTTCGAGTCGGCCGGCGTGCGCGCGGAGATGCTGGAAAAGGCGCGCAAGATGGTGATCCGCGGGATCGAGCGCCACGAGGCCAAGACCGGCAAGAAGACGAGCACCGAATGAGCTACGACCTCGACAAAGCGGTGCAGTCCGCACTCGCCGGGGTGGTCGGAGGTCGGGTCTATCCGGACCGGCTCGCCGACGCCCCAGCCTACCCGGCCATCGTGTTCTCGACCCCGGGAACGCGCCCCGACTCGACGCTCGCCGGCCAGTCGACGCTCACCTATTTCCGCTATCGCTTCGACCTCTACGCCACCACCCGGAAGGAGTTGCAGCAGATGCGCGCCACCGTGCTCGGCATCATGCGGCGCTTCTCCTACCTCAACATCCCGGTGTCCGATTTCAGCGGCTACGAGCCGACCAAGGACATTTATCGCCGTACAATGGACTTCTCGATTTCGGAGCACCTGCCGAAATCATCCGCGGCACGAAAGACGCCGCACGCAGCACCCTCAACGTAAGACGGAGGCTCACAATGGACGACTTCACCTCGCAGGGCGTTTCCTCGCAAGGCTCGATCATTCAGGTCGAGGGCGGCACCGGCGGCGCGGCAGCGGTCATCACCGCGATCACCAAGGCGGCGACGCCGCACGTCACCGCGACCCCGGTTCCGGCCGAGGGCACCGTGGTCACCTTCGCCGGCGTCGTCGGCATGACCGAAATCAACGGCAAGAGCGGGATCGTCACCAACCCGGTCGCCGGCGGCTTCGACGTGGCCGGGATCGACACCACGGGCTACACCACCTATGTCAGCGGCGGCACCGCGACCGAGGTCCCGTTCCTCGACATCTGCGAGGCCAAGACCTTCACCGGCTTCGACGGTCAGGCGAGCGAAATCGACAAGACGACGATGTGCTCCAACGCCAAGGAATTCGTCCCGGGCTTGCAGGATTTCGGCTCGTTCAACTTCGACATGAACTACGTCCCGGCCGACCCGGCGCAGCAGGCGCTCACCGAAGCGAAGGCGAGCGCCGAGACCAAGTGGTTCCGGCTGATCCTGCCGCCCGACCTCGGCGGCATGATCCAGTTTCAAGCGTTCGTCAAGTCGATGTCGCTCTCGGGCGGCGTGGACACCGTGCTCACCTCGTCGGTCTCGCTGCGCGTCACCGGCGAGCCGACGCAGGTGCTCGCATAGGAGGCGGACCCTTGAATATTCGGGAACTGGTCGCTGCGGCAACAAATCCGAAACCGGTCCAGAAGACTATTCCGGAACTCGGCGTCGTCTACATTCGCGTGCTCACCGTTGGCGAGGCACTGAACGCGAAAGAGGATGTCGAGGAGGCAAAGCGCGATCCGCTGAAGATCGGCATTCGCGGCTTTTGTCGCTACCTCGTGGACGAGCACAATATGGCTCAATACGACGCGGCGAATCCGGACGACTTCGCCATCCTCTCCTCCCTGCGCCTCGACGTGCTGCGCTCGGTGATGGAGGAGGGCAATCGGGTCAACGGTATCGGGGACGCGACACCCGCAAAAAACTGACCCCGGCGCGGGTGTTCCTGTTTCGACTGGCACTCGCGCTCGGGAAAACAGTCGGGGAGTTGGAAGCGTCGCTCTCGCAGCGTGAGTTGATGGAGTGGGTCGACTACTACGCAATCGACCCCTTCGGCAGTTTCCGGACTGACATTCAGACCGGGATTCTCGGCACCGTGATCGCACAGGTCATCGGCGGCAACAAGCGCGCTCGGCCGTCACACTTCATGCCGCTGCAACGCGAGACTGCTGCCACGGCCCCAGCCGACCCGCAGGCGCTCGCGCGTCAGGCGTTCGGGGCGTTCATGCTCGCAATGGGCCGTCACAAGCTGCGGCGGCTCGGTCGCAAGGCAAGGGGGGCACATGGCGTCGCTCGGTGAACTCGTCGCCTCGATGGTCATGGACACGGCGCGCTTCACCGCGCCGCTGACCGCTGCCGAATACAAGCTCGACAAATTCGTAGACGACACGCGCAAGAACATCACCAAGCTGGCGACCGGGATCGCGGCGGTCTTCACGATTGATATGTTCGCGACCGGGATCAAGGGCGCGCTCGACTTCGCCGACGCGCTCGACGAGGCGGCGCAGAAGACCGGGATGAGCGTCACCGCCATCGGTGGGCTGCAAGCGGCAGCGGAGAAGGCCGGTGTCGACTCCAAGGCGCTCACCACCTCGATGACCAAGCTCACGGTCTCGATGGCCGCGAGCATGACCGCCGGCAGCGATCAGGCGCTCATGTTCAAGCAACTCGGCATCGAAGTGGAGGGGTCCGAGGGGAAGATGCGCAAGGTCGACGACGTGATGCTCGACGTGGCCGATCAGTTCATGAACATGGAGGACGGCGCGGACAAG